TGCAACGCGAAGCCCGACGCCTACACGCGCATGGAGCCGGTGGGGCTGGTCGCCGGCCCCGTCCAGCTGATGCCGGACGACTGCATATCGCTGCTGTCGATCTACTACAACGTTACCAGCGGCGAGATCATCAACCAGGTGGGGCTCGACCTTCAGAATCAGTCGAACCGCAGCTGGCCGGCGACCGCGCAAGCTGAGGACGTCGCGGAGTACATGACCGACGTCCGCAACCCGCGGCGCTACCTCGTGTACCCGCCGAACGACGGCACGGGGTCGGTGATGATGCTGTACGGTGCCGAGCCGCCGACGCTGGTCGCCGGCGCGCCGAGCCAGACGATCAATATCCCCGACACCTATCAGAACGCGCTGTGGGCCTACACGTGTGCCATGGCCTACGCGAAAAACACGAAGCGCCAGGACGTCGCCAAGAGCAACACCATGATGGCGATGTTCAATCAGTTCATGGGCCTGCGCACCGCCGGCCAGGTCGCCGTCGCACCCAAGCTCGACAACTCGGAGCCGCAATAATGGCGCTCGTCACTGCCCTGATCCGGGACATTGCCCAGCTGGTGCGGCCGTGCCCGAACGCGGTCATCACCGCCGCCTACCTCCGTGCCGCACGCCAGCTGTGCGGCGAGTCGCGCTGGTATCAGGCCAACTACGATTTCACGACCGACGCCGGCGTCCAGTCCTACGCGATCCAGCCGCCGGTGGCATCCGGCCAGGCGGCGACCGAGCTCGAGGTGGTGGCGCTCGCCGTGTTCGGGCACTGGATCAACGTCAACCCGACGGCTCAAGCCTTCTGGCAGCGGCTCGTGGTGTCGGGCCCCGACTTCAACCCGAACATCCAGGACGACACCCCGTACCGGATCAGCTACACGCCCGAGGGTGGCGTCAGCTTCGAGCCGACGCCGGATGCCGCCTACCCGGTGACAGTGCGCGTGGCCTACCAGCCGACGGCGCAGGCGACCGACATCCCGGACGATCTGCTGGTGAAGTGGCGCTACGTGTTTGAGGCCGGCGCCCTGGCCTATCTCTACGGGCTCGACGGCGAGCCGTTCGCCAACCCGAAAAAGCAGATCGAGTATCTGCGCACGTATCAGGCCGGCATCGCCAACGCGAAAGCGAACGTGGCCATGCAGTTCCAGTCCGGCTCGCGGCGCGCGAACCCGCGGCCCTTCTTCCCGACGTCCGGCTTCCTGCTGCGGAGGTAAGCCTTGGGGAAGATCAGCGTCGGCATCAACGATCGCTTTCGCGGGGAGTACCCGCGCTACGGCGCCGCCAAGCTGCCGAACAACGCCGCGCAGGACGCGACCAACGCGCGCTTGCTCGACGCCAACCTGGGCGCGTGGAAAAATTTCCTCACGGTCGCGTCCGTATGCAAGACGCCGCCGGTCAACACGATCTACTTGATGGACGACACCTACTGGCTGCAATGGACCGACAGCGAGCTTGGGGTCGATTCGATCGACGTCGACGTCGCCAGGTCGACCACCGACGACGACGGCCGGATCTTCATTACGGGTCTTGACGTTCCGCGCTGGACTGATTCCACGCTGGTAGCCGCCGGGTCCGGGTGCTACCCGCAGGAAACGCGACCGCTAGGCGTCATCAATCCCGACACCGCCCCGTCTGCCGCGCCGCAGCTGGCGGACGTTCCGGGGATCGACATCACCGACGCCGCGGATCAGTTCGACAGCTGGGCGCGCTCCGGGATCGTCGACACCATTCCGACGGTCCGGTCTGTCACCAATCCGGCCACTGGCGGCAATCCTTCCGGGGCCTGCTATTACTTCAAGGCGCGCTCGAGCCCCGAGAATCCATACATGGAGCGCGACTTCGGGGTGCAGAACTCCGCCGTGGCGACCATCACGGTGGACTTCAACGTCACGCAGAAGGCCGACTCCAACTACTACGCGGTGGGCATTGGGCTGGGCAAGGTGGGCGGCGGGCAAGGCCCCAGCCTTGGCCTCAAGTATGACGGCGGCGGCGCCTTCCTCGAGGCAGCCTACGCGACCAACCATACAACCAACTCTGTGCTCGCGCGCACGGCGACGAGCCAACTTGGCGCATTGACCTGGTACAAGCTGCGCCTCACCCTGACGCGCCGGCCGGACGGTTCGTGCGATATGTTGGGCGAGTTCCTTCAGGACGACGGGGTCACGCTCATCGCCAGCGTCAGCGCACGCTCGCGCATGGACGGCGGATACGGCGCGTTGGCCACCTCGAGCACCGGCAGCGCGACCAACGAGCTGATGGTCAACTTCGACAACGTCGTGGTGCAAGCCTCCGGGGCTTTCAACGACACCAGCGACGACTACACGACCAGCTACGTCTACACCTTCGTCAACGATCAAGGCGAGGAATCCGGGCCGAGCCCGGCCTCTGACCTGGTATCGAAGGACGATGGCACGACGGTGCTAGTGATGACGCCTGTCAGTCCGCCGACAGGGATCGATTACTCGATCGTGAGCAAGCGCATCTATCGGGCGGTGACAGTGGCCGGCGTGACCAGCTACTACTTCCTGGCCGAGCAATTGCTGTGGTATCAGGCGTACTACGATTCGGTCGCCAACGCGACCCTTGTTCTCAACGAGACTCTGGCCACGATCGGCTATGAGCTACCGCCGAGCGATCTGCGCGGCATTCTCGTCCTGCCGAACGACATCTACGCCGGCTTCAGCGGCCGCAACTTGTGCCTGAGCGCGCGAGGGCAACCGCACGCCTGGCCGATCGCCAACCGCTACGCGATCGACACCGACATCGTCGCCATCGGCGCGATCGACGCGCAAGTGGTGATCCTGGGCGAGACATGGCCATGGCTGGCTGCCGGCAACGAGCCCTCCGTGTTTTCGATGAACAACACCGAGGTGCCGCAAGGCTGCTCGAGCAAGCGGTCGGTCGCCTATCTGAAGGGCATCGGCGTCGTCTACGCGAGCCCGGATGGCCTGGTCGGCGTGGCCGGAACGGGCCAGGTCAGCTTGCTGACGTCGTCCATCTTCACGCGCAAGGAATGGCAGGAGCTCAACCCGGCGACCATCATCGGCGCGGCGCACGACAACCGCTACGTCGGCTTCTACACCAAGACGGACGGGACCAAGCGCGGCTTCGTGCTCGAGGCCGGCGAGAATGGCTTCGGCGTCGTCACGCTGGGCTTCCATGCCGCCGCTGTGTTCGTCGACGAGTCGACCGATCGCCTGTACCTGGTGATCGATGTGAACGATGTGCCCGAGGTCGGATCCGGCGGTGCCGGCAGCCAGGTGCCCGGCGATGGCGCCACGATCTACGCCTTCGATCAGTACGAGGGCGGCTCGCCCACGCTGACGCCGCTGCTGCCGCGGCGCTGGCGCTCGAAGCTGTACCGGCAGCCGTGGCTTAACTGCTACCGGCGCGCGTGCGTGCGCGCGGAGGACTACGCCGACGTATGGTTCCTGCTGTACGCCGACGGCACGCTGGTGCATACCGAACAGGTGACGGGCCCGCAGGCATTCGTGCTGCCGGACACCGACGCCATGACGATCGAATTTGAAATCATCGGCACCTCGAGTGTCGAATCGGTGGAGCTCGCGCACGACGTTGACGAATTGGAGGGGTAGGCATGGCCGACTCTCCAAACCGCCAGGCATTGACGGGCTTCCCGGCGGTGCAAGAGCCGCGGGACGCGCCGCGGTCCACGCAGACGACCGTCATCAACATCCGGGAACGGCTGCGCCTCATCGAAGCCGAGATCAACTCGCTTCAGTCAGTCAACGTCGAGGGCGAATTTCCTGAAGCGCCGGCTGACGGCAATATCTACGGGCGCCGTAATCGCGCGTGGACGATCGTCAACAAGTTCACCGGCCTGAAGTTCACCTATGCCGAAACCGCGCCGGGCATCAACAATCCAGGCGACGAGTGGCTCGAGTCCGACACGGGCATTCTCTACACGTGGATGGACGACGGCAGCAGCAAGCAATGGGTTGAAACCGGATCAGCTGGCAGTGCCAGCGGCATCGTCGGGTCCGGCGTCGATGTTCAAGTGTTCTCGACGCCAGGGACGTATACGTGGACGAAGCCAACGGGCGCTGTGTCCGTTACTGCCTACATCGTGGCCGGCGGAGGTGGCGGTGGAAGTGGCGGAGTCGATGCAACCGGGGCTGCGCAAAGAACTGGCGGGGGCGCGGGCGGGGGCGGATGTCGCATGGTGTTTGTCGGGGATGCCGACAGCGTTTCCGCGACCGAGACTGTCGTTGTTGGGTCGGGCGGAGCGGGTGGAGCGGGCGTCAACTCCGGGGCGGGCAACGGCAATAGCGGCGGCACGGGCACCCTTTCTTCTTTCGCTGGCAACGCGGCGTATGGCGGCGGACTTGGGCAGTACGGCGGCGCGTCGGGGTCAAATGGTGGTGGCGGCGGTGGGGGTAGCAGTCCGGGCGCGCCCGGGTCGTCCGGCGGATTCGGTGGTGCGCTTCCCGGCGCCACATTCAATGGCGGCGCTGCGACTGACAACTTGAATGACATTGGCGGGGGAGGCGGCGGATGCAACCTGACGCCGTCCTCTGGCGGAACTGATGGAGGGCGCGCCTTCGGTGGCGGGCAAGGCGGTGGTGGCGGCGGGCGCTCAGACGGCGGCATTGGTGGGAACGCTTATGAATGGGGCCTCTGGGCCGCAACCACAGTAGCCGGAGGCGGCGCTTCCACCGCAGGCGAATCGGTCGCCGGAATGGCAATTTCGCTGCGCGGTGCCGGCGGGGGCGGCGGTGGCGGATCGACAACCGCGAATGCGGGCGCCGGCGGCGATGGGCAGCAACCCGGCGGCGGCGGTGGTGGCGGCGGCGCGTATAGCGGGACGGGCGGGTTTTATAGCGGGGCCGGCGGTAACGGCGGCGACGGCATCGTGCTTGTCCGCACCGACGTCATTTTGTAGCCCATGGCCGATTCTCCGCTGCGCCGCTTACTCACTGGGTTCCCTGCCGTGCAGGAACCGCGTGACGCTACGCGCTCGCTGCAAGTGCAAGTGCAGAACATCCGCGAGCGACTGCGCCTCATCGAGCAGGCGGGCAACGCGTTGCTCGCAGTCAGGGGGAGCAATCCATTCCCCGAGGCACCCGCTGACGGGAACACCTACGGCCGGCGCAACAAGTCGTGGTGGATCATCAAGGAGAACGGACTCAAGTTCACCTACTCCGACATTCCTCCGCCGACACCGAATGCGCCGGGCGATGAGTGGTTTGAGTCGGACAGCGCGATTCTCTACACGTGGGTCAACGACGGGTCGTCAGAGCAATGGGTTGAGCTGACCACTCCTGGCCAGGGCGCGCCTGGCAGCGCGAAGGTCGTGGTCGATCAGTACACGATTCCAGGCACCTATACGTGGACGAAGCCTGCCGGAGCCGCGTTCATTGAGGTTGTTGTGGTTGGCGGTGGTGGCGGCGGTGGCTATGGGTCATTCAGCATTTACGGGTACATCCCTTGGGGCGGGGGCGCTGGCGGCGGCGGAGGCGGCTATCTTCGCTTTGCCGGTCCAGCGGATGCGCTCAATGCAACCGAAACGGTTGTGGTTGGCGATGGTGGATTAGGAGGGAGCACGATTAGGGAAAGCACGCCCGGCTCAGGATTTTGGACTGGAGATGATGGCGCAGCCGGCGGAAATTCGTCGTTCGCCGGGATCATTGCCTATGGCGGCGGCGGTGGCGATGCAGGGGCGAACTTTCCGACTGACGGCGGCGGCGGGGCCGGCGGGGCCGGACCTGGGGTCGGCAATTTCGGTGGCGACTTCGGCGGAGTTTCCTCCGACTACATTGGCCACGGCGGCGGGGTATGGAATATCTACCCGGTAGGGGGCGCAGCCGGTGCCTGCAACGGCGGCCCCGCTGCACTTGGTCTTGATGGAGGGGCGGCGCTGAACGGCGGGCAGAGTGGCGG